ACTTCTTCATGGATAAGAAGCTCGACTCACAGACAGGTGAGGCAGAGGAAAAAGAAGATCCATTTAAGATTAGCGACCTCGGTAAGATTCTTTCAAGTATGGGATTCTGGCTTGTAGCATTGCTCTGTGTAAGTCCCTCCACAGTCGCCTCATTGATGACTTTAACAACAGCCGACCATAATCCGGGATCAATGCCTTCAGCTAATTCAGGCTTGTTGTGGATTCTTTGTAGAAAAGCCTGCACAACATTAAAAGAGATAGCTGGGCTTTCGTTGTGGAAATGACTATGACCAGAGCAAGAGCAATGCTCACCATAATAGAGCGTATCGATCATCAGTTTGCCCCTTTGTCTGGGGCGAGTCCGAAAAAACTTCTCAAATGCTGTTTGAACGCTGTTTTATCAGTGTTTTTGTCTTGCTTCTTTTTGTCATCATCATTAACCTGCAAGTCAAGTTGCTCTCTGAATGCAGCTTTTGCAGCCTCCTTCTCCTCTTTCAGCTGTTTGTAGTTATCAGGCTTAGCAACACAGAACGTTTCATAGAGATAGTCGTCATCAATCGGAAGACCCATTGACGAGAGCTTCTGAACGATGTCTATTTGCTGAGCAGGGTTAATCTTGTCTTTCTTTGCATAGACGAACTCGCCACCTTCCACATTGAAGCCAAGTGAGGAGAAAATAGGTCGCATATCATAATTGAGAATATCAAGAATGAAATCACGATCATCAGAGTTCATCTCGTCCTCTTCCTCCTTGTGTACAGAGCCGAGTGCCTGCGTTCCAGTTGACTTAGCGTCTGTGGTGAGCGTGTTTCCCAGCACACGTATAGACATCTTTGAGTCCCAGTACTCAGCAAAAGCTCTATAAAGCTCGCTGGAACCAGTTTTGTTGCCAGCCTCTACAAGTTTCAGCTCGCTTTCTTTTGGATGGATGTATGCTGCATTTGCACCCTGTCGGCGTGCATCAGCGATGACACGACGGCGTGCGTCCTCGTCTCCAGCATCGTAAGTGTACTCACGAATTGGCATACCAAAGATGTTACAGAACTGTGCCCAGTCTGACATATCTCCACGCTTGTAGAGTACAGCAGGTAGAAGCTCTGCATAAATACCAAGGTCACGTTCGCTGCCAACGAAAAGCATATCAGGGAAGTCATCAATAGGCACGCCATCCATAGAACCTTGATACTTGAGCAGCTTACGATGTATAGGATCATAGTGCTTGCGATTGATAAGGTCATAACGAATGTTACCTTCCTCATTGAGATAGAACTGTACGAGTGTAAAGCCCCAGAACTCTGACATTACAAGGTCTTTCCTCAGCTGTTTGAACCAGGGTGATTTTATCTGCTTGTTGATTGCATCATCAGGTACACCATTTCTTCTAAACTCAATAGGAATCTTCGTAACACCTCGCATACGTTTTGCAATGACTCCAGAGAGATGAAGGTCAAGAGAAGCACTGTCATACATATCGTACAGACGTGCCCTATTGGAGAAATCTATTCCCCTTGCAGCCTTAACAGATTGCATATACGCATTCATGTCAAACATGAATATCTCAGGCATCTGTAGCACGATGTCTGGCTGTCTCATTCCTTGTGGAACGAGCATTCCACCTTGTATTATTTTGCCTTGCTTAGGGCTATTTTTCTTCTTTCTGTTCATAGCAATGTTGGTCTTAAGCCGTCAGCTTGTATCTGCCAACGACTATTATTTTTAAGTTCATCTTCAGGCATCAATGGAGCACCGTCAATCGTTACGTCTCCTCCCATTACACCTTTCAGCCATTCTATAGCACGTTCATATCTGTCCTGGCGTATCTTCGCAATCTTATAAGGGTTGTGTTGTGTAAAAATGTGATAGATAGCTATATCAAGTGCAAACATAAGAATGAGAGGATGCCTGTCTTCCCCTCTTGCGGAAAAGATAGCGTTACAATCATAAATCTTGTTCAGATATCCTCGCATTTCACTTACCGCTCTATCCTCACATATCTCAACTATCTGAGGATCATAAGTTGGACTTTCTTTACGCAGCAGCGCATCAAGTATCTCGCGGTGAATACTTGCATCGTAGTCTTCTATATTGATAAAGTTATTCATAATCACATCTTATAAGGATTTTGTTCATCCATTGTATGAAAACTGATAGTTATAGTGGGTTCAACCTCTGCCATCTTCTCATCTAACATTGTGATTCCACCTTCAAGAGAGTCAGGTCCATCAGCTGGATATGGTAAGTTAAGCTCAAAGAGTTTGCACTGATTGATAAGCTCCTGCATCATAGGGTTGTCTTTTTCCTCTTCATTGAATACCCATTGACAATTACGATCAATTGGTTCAAGGTTGGCTTCGATACGTGTTGCTTTATCAGCTTTCTTTCGTCCATCACTTCGTATAAAAAGTGTTATTTTTCGTCGCTGCTGCTCCTCACGTAGTAGCGGCTTGAACACCTGTTCGTAGAAAGGGTCTTGCAGTTTATTGTTCTCTATGTACCAATATACAGGAACCTTGCCTCCTACGTATTTATCAAGTTCAAAGTACCAGCCAATAAAGTTTGCATTTGTCTCGTGAGCCAAAAAACCTTTTATAATGTAGTAGACACCTTTATACTTGCCAATTAGCCAAAGAGACTTGGTAGACGAACCTTTCTTTTTGCTGTCAGAATAAGCAGGGTCTCCATATCCGATAAGGAACTTAAACTTAGACAAGTCAGGGACTTTCCCGAATGGAAGATTACGGAAGATCTTACCTTCTGAAACAGGATTATTGAAGTACTCTGCTTGTACGGCTCTTGCAGATATTCCTGCAAGAACAGTATCAATCTGCTCTTCTGTGTTCTTGACAGACCAAGTAGACTTTCCGTTCTTGTCGCGTATGTTCACAATGTCCCAATTCTTTGCTATTGCGCCAGCACGTGCAATACAGCAGTCTTTTGCAATGATATTACCACACCAAAGTATCAGGGTCGGCTCAGAGATAGAACGTGTTGGATAGAGTGCACCTTCAAACCAATCCCACTTCTTTTTAAGAGTTTCAGGGTTGCGGCAGTCCTCATCTGTGTCATAGTCATCAAGATAGATGACGTCAGGTCGTACAGCTTCGTTTCTTGCACCACGTGGGGCACTACCAGCACCAAGTGCAACGAACTTAGCACCACAGCGACATGTGAAGTCTGTTTCTGTCCATTGCCCTACAAGCTGTTGAATGCCATAAAATTGCTTAATACGTGGGTTGTTCTCAAAATTAAGTCTGAAAGGTGTAAGTAAACGTGTTGCTGAAGTTATAGTTGCTGAAGCTAACACGATGAACTTCTTACGCCCAGTGAGCGCAAGATACATCAAGACAAACATAGATACAGTAGACTTTGCCAGCTCACGACTCCACGAAAGCACTTCGTACCATTCATCGTGTTCAATAATACGACGGATAGCACGCACGTGAAAAGGTGCAAATTCATATTTAGCATACTTGGGAAAGAAATACTGAATCCATTTAATAGGGTCTTGTTCCAGTTCCTTTCGTCTGCGTTCAATGTCACGTCTTGACAGCCCATTCTCAACAGGCATGTCAGAGATGAATGATTTATGGAACTCTTCCCAGTTCCTTAATGCAAGTCTTTCTTCCTGTGTCATTTTGCTTTTGCCATTTGATCCTTGATAAACGCATCAAAGAGGTTGTTAAACTGCTTAGCTGCATCAATATCAAGAGGACGTAGCCAAGACAGAAAGCGCATAGCGACACTGATGCAGTCTGCAACACCAACATCACTTTCTAACTTTTTGACAGCACCAGCGAGCTTAGCAAGCGCATCGGCCTCCTGTGCTGTAGCAAACCTCTTACCTTCTTCACGATTTTGAATATTGTTGTTGATTTCAACAATCTGTCGCTGGAACTGTGCTATAATCTGGTCAGGTGTAATTGTAAATGAAGCTTTAAGTTCCTCCCAACCTCCTTCTCGCACCCAGCGAGAGACTGTTTGCCTTGTAGTTCCTACTTTTGCAGCTATCTCCTCTTGTGTGCAACTTCCCTCCATGTAGAGAGACTTTGCAATGCCTTTTTTGTCTATATTCGTCTTTGTCATATTGCCTAAATCTTTTGCAAATATCTTATATTTTATGGACTTTTTGAAATCCATTATTTATAACAGCACTGTCTGTTTGCACCATAAAATCAGCTGTTTGCGCTATGAATTTACGATTTTGTCACTCCCAGAAAAAACATGATATTTGCATCAAAAATTGAAATAATGAGTTCAAACTTTTTCAACATTATACCTGGTAATGGAACCGTAGCTATCCTCTTATATGGAGAGGTCGGTAATGGTCAGCCTGTGGACAGTGGACGAGTAGTCAGTGAGCTACTTGCCTTGCAAAGTCAGTATGACAAGATTGATGTACGCATCAATAGCAATGGTGGTGATGTCTTTAGTGGAATAGCTATTTACAATGCTCTTCGCACATCCACGGCAGACATTAATATATATGTTGATGGTGTTGCTGCCAGTATTGCTGCTATTATTGCTCTCTGTGGCAAACCTCTCTATATGAGTCCGTACGCTAAGCTCATGCTTCATAGCGTAAGTGGAGGTACGTGTGGCAATGCTTCAGATCTGCGTAGAATGGCTACTGTAATGGAGGAACTTGAACGTAACCTTGCAGGTATGATTGCTGCACGCTGTGGAATGAGCACAGAAGATGTGTCAGCAAAGTTTTTTGACGAGGTTGACCACTGGATAAGTGCACAAGAAGCAGTTGAGATGAAACTTGCAGATGGGGTGTACGATATGCAGGATGATGGAGAACCAGCACCTAAAACTCATGAGGAGATATATCAATATTTCAATAACAGGTTGACAAATCAACCAAAAAACTATCAAAACATGGCATTAATAGACCAATTAAAGAGCATCCCATCATTTAGCAATATCAATGATGAGGCTGCAATTGTGAACAAAGTCAGAGAGTTGGCAAACAAGGCTACTAAGGTAGATGCACTTGAAACAGCCAATGCTGAGTACAAACAGCAACTTCAGTTATCTGAAGCAAAGGAACAGGAGGCTATCATTGATCAGGCGATTAGCGAAGGTCGTATTACCGCAGAACAGAAGGCACACTATGTCAAGCTTATGGCTGCAGACCGTACTACTACAGAAGAACTCTTGAACAGCATCAAGCAGATGCCTAAGCCTCGTGCTGCTTCGTACATCAATCCAGATGGTACCAGTAGCGACAGTTTCACCAACAAAACTTGGGACGAACTTGACAAAGCAGGACGTCTTGATGACTTGAAGAGTCAGAACAAGGACCTTTTTGCAGCCAAGTTCAAGGAGAAGTTCGGTGTAGACTACCGCGAGTAAGAAATACAATACAAATTTAAAAGATAAGAAACTATGGCATTAAACAAAGAAATCTGGCAGTCAGACATTGTTGAGAACTTCTATCCTGACAACTCCTTTGCTTCTAAGAGTGTTGATGACTCTGTGTTTGTTGAGAATCACAAGGTACACATTCCTAACGCTGGTGCTCCTTCAAACGTAGAGAGGAACCGCACTCAGAAGCCTGCTACAAGCAAGCAACGTACTGACCACGATCTTGAGTACGATATGGACGAGCTGACAACTGACCCAGTGTACATTCCAAATATCGACATGGTGGAGCTTAGCTATAACAAGCGTAACTCTATCTTGAGTAATGACCGCGCTCAGTTGCAAGAGGCTGCTCATCTCAATTTGCTTGATCGTTGGGGTCAGGGTGTTGATACTAAAAACATCATCAGTACGTCAGGTACAAGCAAAACCACAGCTCATACATCGTCTGCTGCTACAGGTATGCGTAAGTCTATCTGTAAGGCAGATGTTCGTAAGCTTATGACAGCTATGGATGCAGACAATGTTCCTGAGCAGGGACGTTACCTCTTACTTGACGCGTTTATGTATGCTGACTTGTTAGCAGACCTTGCTGAAAAGGATCAGTTTATGTTCCTTAACTCTGCTGACCAGCAGAAGGGTATCCTTGGAAATCTCTATGGCTTCAACATCATGAAAAGAAGTCGAGTTCTTCGCCTTAATAACGGCACAAAGAAGGTTCTTAGCTGGGATAAGCAAGATACCGCAGATGAACTTGCAGCTGCTCTTGCTTGGCAAGAGAATTCTGTCAGTCGTGCTATGGGTGAAGTCAAGATGTTTGACTCAACTGATAATCCACTGTACTATGGTGACATCTACTCTTTCTTGCTCCGTACCGGTGGTTGCGTTCGTCGCTACGACAAGAAGGGTGTCTACCTTCTCGCAGAATCTTTAACCGCTTAACTTTTGAGTCATGTTACCGAGAATTAGAATCAGATACATGAATGGCCTACTGGGCACCGTCGGGGAAAGTCCCGACGGCCTATTCGCCTTGGTATGTAGTGCGACTGCTGTCAATGACTCGTTTGCTCTGGAACGTGCTTACACTATTCAGAGTATGGACAGTCTGACGGCACTCGGTATCACTGCAGCTAATAATGCCAGACTTTACAAGCATATTTCAGACTTCTACACTGAGGCTGAGAATGGCACAAAGCTGGTAATCTTCGGAGTTGACAAGGCTAAGACCATGACGGAACTCTGCGACCGCCAGACTGGAGCAGTAAAGAAGCTTATTGTTAGTCAGAATGGTGTATTGCGTGGTGTCTTCGTAGCACGTGACAATGCAACAAAAGTATCTGCTACAGATGGCTTGGATGCAGACGTGTTCACCGCATTAGCAAAGGCACAACAGATGGCTGAATGGTCAACAACTGACCTGTATGCTCCATTGTTCTTTATCTTGGAAGGACGTGGTTATACAGGTACAACGCTGAAAGACCTTAGCAACGAAACGTACAATCGTGTCGGTGTTCTGTTGGGTGACACGGAAGTTGACTCACAGGGTGCATGTGTTGGAACTTTAGCAGGTCGCTTAGCAAGCCTTCCTGTACAGCGTAATATTGGTCGTGTCAAGAATGGATCATTGAAAACAACTCTGCTCTATGTAGGCAAAAAGAAGGTAGAAGAGGATAGTGAAGTTATCTCTTCTATCCATGATAAGGGTTATATCACGGCACGAAAGTATGTTGGACGTAGTGGTTACTTCTTTGCTGATGACCGATTGGCGTGTGTCGAGACTGATGATTATGCTCATTTGTCAAACCGTCGTGTCATTGATAAGGCTTATCGTATTGCCTATAACACACTGTTGGATATGATGCTGGATGAGTTGGAAATCAATTCTGACGGCACAATGCAGACAGGGGTTATTACAAGCTGGCAGCAGACAGTAGAGAACGCTATTAATCGTTCTATGACCGCTGCAGGAGAATTGAGTGCCGGTAATAACGGCGAAGGTTGTTCTTGTTACATAGATCCAAAACAGAATGTGGTTGCGACTTCAAAGGTTGAAATGACATTGAAGGTTCGTCCATTCGGTTATGCTCGCTATGTTGATGTCAACCTTGGTTTCCAAGTAACAACAGTATAGACATGGTAAATACTAAAGAATACGGCTGGTCAGATGTGACCGTAGTTGTTGCAGGTAGACCTGTAACTGGACTTCGAGGCGTGAAATATGGCTCGAAGCAAGAGAAAGAACTGCTGTATGCCAAAGGCAACAAGCCTCACGGTATTCAGCATGGCAATATAGATTACAGTGGTGAACTGACATTACTGCAGAGCGAGTACCAAGCTTTGAAGAGTGCTGCTAATGGCAATCTCCTCAATATGAGCTTTGATATCGTTGTGGCTTACGGAAATCCTGAAAACGGTGATCCTATCACAACAGACATTCTCAAAGGAGTGGAGTTGACAGAAGATCAGACAGAATGGAAGCAAGGTGACAAGTTCCAAGAAAAGTCTCTGCCATTCATCTACATTGACCAGAAGAGTTATTAACAATCAAATATCGAAGATATGAATTATTCAAAAGAAGATATCAATAAGTGGAAAGCCGTGCACGGTGATTTGTTTGAAATCAGCGTAGAGGGCAAGTCTTGTGTGTTGCATAAGCCTACACGCCAAGACCTGAGCTATGCCAGCGTAATCAAAGACCCTATCAAGATGAGCGAAGTCATGTTGAAGCAACTCTGGGTTGCTGGTGATGAGGAAATCAAAACCGATGATGAACTCTTCATGGCAGTAGTTGCCAAGATGGATGAGGTCTTGAAGGTAAAGGAGGCTGAGATAAAAAAACTTTAGAGGAGGCCGGGGTTGATGACTTTGACAACGCCCAGGATATTATCTTCATAGATACAATGCTGCGCTACTATCTAAGCATTGACCCTGAACTCCTGCCAGACGAGAAATGGGCATCAACACTCAGCGCACTCAAAGAGATTAGAAAAATAGAAAAAGACTCTAATGGACAGCGTACTTAAGTTTTTAATAAAACTACAAGCAGATAGTGGTAATGTTCTGACGGTTGCTCGTCAGACATCCACTCAGCTGGACGATATATCACGTAAGGCACGTACTACAGGTGCACGCCTGCGTGAGGCTTTTTCTTTTTCGACACTCAAGAGTTCGCTGATGTCCATTCCTGGAATGGAACTCCTTACCAACCCTTATGCCCTTGTTGCTGGTGCTGTTGGTGCTATTACTAAGATAGGTGCAGAAGCAGAACAAACAGCCGTTGCCTTTACAACCTTAGTAGGAAGTGAGACAAAAGCTAAGGGTATGCTTTCTGAAATTGCCAAGTTTGCAGCTGAATCACCTTTTGGTAAGTTAGACTTGACTGAGAATGCAAAGACTATGCTTAACTTCGGAGTGGAGACAGGAAAAGTTCTACCACTTCTTAAACAGTTAGGAGATATCTCTGGAGGAAATAAGCAAGCTCTGCAAAGTTTGTCATTAGTGCTTGGTCAGGTGTCAGCAGCTGGTAAGTTAGCTGGACAGGATAACCTGCAGTTTATCAATGCTGGATTTAATCCGCTTCAGGAACTTGCAAAGATGACAGGTGAATCTTATGCAAAGTTACAGGATAGAATGTCGAAGGGGCAAATCACCTTTGAAAATGTTGTGCAGGCAATTCAACACGCTTCTGGAGAAGGTGGAAAGTTTTTTAGTATGATGGATAAGCAGTCTCAGACAGTCGCAGGTAAATTTGCTACGCTACAAGACACGTTTATTCAATTAGCCGTTGATATTTATAATAAGATTCAACCTTACGTATCTCAAGCTCTTGATCTCTTTATAAGTATAGTTCCTGTTATTGCTGAAGCAATAGCAAAAGTTATCAATGTGATAGAGGGTGTTATAGGGTTTGTATCACGGTTTAAGATGGAGATATTAGCTCTGTCGTCTGTCATTGGTGTTGCTGCAATAGTCTTTAATGCACAGGCAATAGCGATGTCAGCTTATGCAGCTGCTATCGGTGTTGTGACAACTGTAACGAGGATATGGACTGGCGTTCAATGGTTGCTCAATGCTGCGATGGATGCAAACCCTATCGGACTTATTATCATAGGTATCGCTGCTTTAGTCGCAGCAGTTGTCTATTGTTGGAATAAGTTTGCTGGATTTCGTGCTTTTATCCTGACAATGTGGGATACATTAAAGGGTTTTGGTAATATCATCAAGGACTATATCATCAATCGCTTCAATGAGATGCTTGCAGGACTTGGTAAGCTCGGTGAAGCCTTAAAGAAACTATTCTCTGGAGACTTTCAAGGAGCAGCAGCTTCTGCAATGGAAGGTTTCAAGAAGTTATCTGGAGTTGAAAGTACTGCCAAGGCTATCAATGGAACCAAACAGCTTGTGAGTGGTGTTGGAGGGAATTTTCAGACACACCTTCGACAAGAACAGCAGAAGGACAAAAAGACATCTTCTGCTAAGAAAGAGAATAAGATAAGTACCCCTGGATTAAGTGGTAGCACAGGTGCCGTCGTTTTTGGAGAAGGTGAAAGCAAAGGCAAGAAGGGAAAGAAAGGTAAGAAGGGAAAGAAAGGTGGTCGTAAGTCTGCTGAGGAACTCGCTACAGGTGGCACTCGCAACACTTCCATCACTATGCACATCGGAAAATTCTTCGATAATATCAATGTTTATATGAACGATAGGACTGACACTGCGGAACTTGAGCGAACTATTCTGCAAAGTATGAACCGAGCGTTAGCTATAGCAGCAAGTACAGACAGATGAACAAGATAGCACGATTTGCACTCGAAAACATAGCTCTGAGAGTTACAGGCAACAAGATTCCACCTTATTGGCTGTTCAATGTGAATAAGCTCAGAGAGGTGGACGAAGAGGAATATAATGAAATCAAGTCAATGAGTGATGAGGAGTTGGAAGATACTGTTCGCACTAATGCACTTGGTATACCAATGCAACTACCTCTTCGTCTACGTCTTGAAGAAAGTGGTGCGAAGGAGTGGTTGTTGCCGATTGAGCCAATGATTAGTCTGCAAGGTCAGAATATCATCGTGCGGCGACACGTTAACAAAGGTGCTGTAAAAGGAAGCATTAAGGAGCGGTGGTCACAAGATGATTATACTATCAGTATAGAAGGTATCCTTATCGGTGAAAATGGTAAATATCCTGAGGAAGACGTAAGCCGTTTACGCTCATTCTGTGAAGCTGGACGAGTGACGGCGTTAAACCCTTTGTTGGAAATATTTGGTATATCGCATCTCGTCATTGAAAGCTGGGAGATTCCTTTCACAAGTGGCTCTTCTAATCAGAACTATTCGCTAAAGGCATATAGTGATGACATATATAAACTTCTCTTAAATCAGCAGGACTTAAAACGATAGGCTTATGTACACAATGGCTTACGACATAGAGATAGGAGGCTGGCACGTTGGAATGCTTGACAGTGTTGAGGTGCATCGAAGTGTCGAACTACTTGCTGATACGGCAACTATAACACTACCAGGTGCGCAGTATAATGTAGCCTTGGATGTTGAAGATAAACTTCACAGAGGTGATAAAGTTATTATTCGCTTTGGATATAAGGAAGAAGGCTTAAAGGAGGAGTTCACTGGTTGGCTGCAACAAATCAGTACAGATGGTGGCAATATTAAGCTGACTTGTGAGGATGATCTGTACACCTTTCGTAAGGAACTTAAAAACGAAGTGCTGAAGAAAGTTTTGCTTGCTGATCTTCTTAAGAAGGTGGTGCAGGGAATTGGGAAGAACTACTCTATTCAATGCTCTTACAGCTGGACCTATGCTAAGTTTGTCATTCACAATGCTACTGGATATGATGTGCTTAAGAAGGTGCAGGAGGAATGTGGTGCAGATATATACCTTTCTAATGGTGTTTTACACGTGCATCCACCAGGTGAGGTTGTCGGGGTGAACCGCTTTTATAACTTTGCGCTGAATGTGGAGGCGGTTAATCTGACCTATCGACAAGCAGCTGATCGCAAGGTTCGTGTAGTGGTTAAAGCTCTTCTTCCTGACGGAACAGTAAAAGAGGTAGAGGTCGGAGCTTCTGGTGGTGAGAAGGTAGAAATAAAATGTCCTACTTCTGATGCTGCAAGTATGAAACTTCGTGGCGAACTTGAAGTTAAACGTCGTAGTTTTGACGGCTATGACGGAAGTATCACGACGTGGCTCATACCTGAATGTGTTCCTGGCGATATGGCGTGGCTTTATGATGCGGATTATCCACGTAAGGATGGCTGCTACTTTGTAAGAGCAGTAACAACAACTTTCAGCAGAGACGGTGGTAAAAGAAAAATAGAACTTGGATTCAGATTAAGCTAAGGATATGGATCAATATAAGGAATTAAGAGAAAGGTTGCGAGGTGTAGCACCACAGCAAGAGATGACAGTACTACAAGGTATCGTTAAGAGCGTAAGCGGTCGTACTTGTGATGTGGAAATAGGAAGCCTTCTCATACCAGATGTTCGCCTTCGTGCATCTGAAACAGATGATAATGGAGAGATGCTGATAGTTCCTAAAGTCGGTACTGCTGTCATCATTGGGAGTCTGTCAGGAGACTACTCAAGCCTTGTCGTCTTAGCTGTGGATCATGTTGAATCTATAACGATAAATGGAGGTAAGCTTGGAGGACTGGTTAATATTGAGGATTTAACCAAGAGACTTAATGAACTGGTTAAAGCTGTCAATAGCCATACACACCAGGGTACTCATGGTCCAACAGGTCCACCTCTGACTAAAGCGCAGGAGTTTAAGAAAACTGATTATGAAGACGTAACTATCAAACATTGATATGAAAGGTATTACATTGATAGACTATGAAGCGGTTATACAACCGCATCGAGGACCAGACGGAAAGATTATCTCTGGTCTGGTTATCGGTGACACGCTGCATCAGAATCAGGCTTTGATTCTTCACTTACATAAGGGAGAGTTGAAAGAACGACCGATGACTGGCTGTGGTATCAGTGATATGCTGCTTGACAATGATCCTATCTATTGGAGAACGCTCATCAGAGAGCAGCTGGAGATGGACAGACAAACTGTGACTAATATAAAAATAACAACTAAAAGCATCGAAATAGATGCACAATATTAAACTTAAGCAATATGCAAAGAAACACGAAGGAATGGATACAATACGGCTCAGCCATATTTCTGCTTGCAAGTGGTGTGGCAATGGCTTTTCTGAGTTTCTTCTTTAATGGGGGCGACGTTAAAGACAGCGTGCTGTGGTATGTGTCGCAGACTTTGGTCTATGCCGGCTCAATCTTCGGTGTGGGTATCTACATTCAGAGTAAATGGGGAGATGTGAGAAATTACATCGACCGAGTTGTCAACTCCAAGAACGGAAAGGAGGAAGAATGAGAACGATTAAATATATTGCGGTACACTGCACTGCAAGTCATCAGTCACAAACTATTGAGAGCCTACGACAAGAGTTCCTTCGGAAAGGATGGACTAATCCAGGCTATCACTATGTGGTTAGTCCAGACGGCAAGATTAGCCACCTGCTCGAAGAGGAGAAGGTGAGTAATGGCATAAAGGGCTTTAATTCTGTTTCTATCAATGTCGCTTATATTGGCGGTATTGATATTAATGGTAAACCTATCGACAATCGCACAGAGGAACAGAACCAAAGTCTGCGCTCACTGTTGAAACTATTGCATAATAAGTACCCTACAGCAGTTATTCAGGGACATCGTGATTTTTCTCCTGACTTGAACCACGATGGTAGAATCACCTCAAACGAGTATATCAAGGCTTGCCCTTGTTTCGATGCAAAGGCAGAATACGCAAACATCTAACAACACCGATATGAAAACATTAAAAGTATTATTAGCAGTTATCCTTACTGCCTTTCTTTTCTCAGCTTGCTCTCATAAGGTCTATGTACCTGTAGAGAGTGTTAGCACCGACACGCTGCACATTGTCAGTCACGATACTATAAGGGTTGCGGAACGTCTGACGCCAGTGTCACTTGCACTACCTGAGTATCATCAAGAGCGAGCAACAAAAGATTCTGTTTCTGTCTTGCAGAATGCCTTATATCGCTCAACGGCAAGAATACATAACGGTATCCTCACACACATATTAGAAAGTCTGCCAGGTGCGAAGGTAGAAGGTCTTACAACAGTGCATGACACCATCCGCATAACGATACACGATAAGGATCATAAACAATATAAAGAGAAACCAAAGATAGTTTACAAGGAAAAAGAATTGAACTGGATTCAAAAGCGAGCAATGGAAACAGGTTTTCTTGCATTCGGTATTCTTATGATGTTAGCTCTTTGTTTCGTAATAAGATGGAAGTTGAAGTGAAAGATGGTCAGACCTTGGCTGATATAGCCATACAGGAGTATGGCTCGCTGGAAGCATTGCCTGCTTTGGCTGCTGTAAATGGTATCGGTATGACTGAAACGTTAGCAGCTGGAAGCAGATTGCAACTTCCTGATGTAAGTTTTAACCGATTAATACAACAGTATTGCAAGGCTAACGATGTGTCTCCAGCGACAGAGAGAGGTATGACGGATGTCAAGTTAAGGGTATTCAGTGGTGAGTTCTCGCCACAGTTCAATTAAAGTAAACAAAATATGGCTCGTAGTATAGCAGAGATAAAACAAACAATGACAAATGCCTTTATGGCGGATGGTACAGTAAGAGAACGATACGGACTATCGGAGAACGATACCTTTGATGATAGTTTCTCTGTGGTTAGTATCGAGAATATTCTGTTTTACATCGTGGCTGCCTGTAGCCATGTTCTGGAGGTTCTGTTCGACCTGTTCAAGGCAGATGTAGACGATAAAATCAGTCGTGCTGTTGTAGCAAGTGTACCTTGGTACTATAAGATTGCAAAAGAGTTCCAGTATGGTGATGCTTTAATCTTTAATGAGGCGACACAGCAATATGACTATGAACAGGTATCTGAGAAGAAGCGAGTCGTCAAGTATGTAGCTGTACGCGATAGAGGAACTTCCGTAGAGATTCTTGCTTCTGCTGAAGCAGGAGGACAGCCGGCTATTCTTTCTGAAGATGTTTTAACAGCGTTCAAACAGTATTTGAATCGTGTTAAAATAGCTGGTGTTGTGCTCTCTGTTCGCTCGTTGCCTGCAGATAGAATAAGTATCAATGCAACTATACACGTCGACCCATTGGTGATTGATAGAACAGGTGTAAGAATAGCAGATGGTAGTTATGCTGTAGAGGATGCTGTGAACACCTATGTCAGAAAGATTATCTATGGCGGTACTTTCAACAAGACGAAATTGGTCGATGCGATACAGAATGTGGAAGGTGTGCAGGACGTAGAACTGCATATCTGTAAGTACAGCACGGATGGAACTGTATATAAAGAAATCAGTGGTAATAATTACACCGCTGTTGGCGGAAGCTTTGTTACTGTAAACTTAAGAAATACATTGAGCTATGTGGTATAAGTTAGATATCATCAAACTTGGCTTTCAGTTGTTGCCTCCAATATTGAGAAGCAAGGTGCTCGTAGCACTACTCAAAGCGATGCTGCGTGGAATAAGGGATTTGTATAACCGGTTTTATAGTTACCGTTCTCACGTGTTGAATCGTCTCAACATAACGGCAGGTGTTCAGTATATAGAGAAGATCCTAAATGATGCCTTCTTTCTTTCAGAGCATCAAATTTACATCGTCTCTGCTGATCAGAGAGTACAGACTGTTTTACATTTCAAGAGTGAAGGTCTGACCCCTGTTTATGTGAGTGGTAATCCTCCGCTGTATGTCAGAGCGTATGATGATGTCCCTAAGCATCCTTCTTTCATTGTCTATGTACCGTCATTCCTATGTACATCAATAGATGCTGCAGAAGACAAGTATGGAGGGCAGAATTTGACAACTATATTAAATCTATTGAATCATTATAAACCTGCGGGACGCGCTTTCCGCATAGAAATATACGAATATGAATAAGATGCTCTTTAGTGAGGGAGGACAACCCCTCTACATCGATGATCTCAAAACATTGCAGGAGAATCCAACCAATCAGATGTCTGCACTTCTTCAGGTTCTTGGTGCTAATACGTCAGCCTTTCTGCTTGAACGCTTTCAAGGAGAGTTGAAGAAACTTAATGAAGGGGATAAGACAACTACTTTTCAAACTAAGAAGAACTGGTTGGTGCTTGATGGAATCATTTATGAGATAAAGGAAACTACACTGGTTGCTCATAGTTGGAATGATCCATTATATGTTGGTGTTAGAAAATCTACTTCTGATGTACGCACATTTGAGGATGGCCAGGAACGTGCCTGCAGAGAAACAGCAGAGGCTTTCTTAACATTTGAGAAGACAGAAGGTGTCTTTAATGTCAGTGAATTGAAAACGCTCTTTGACCTTATAGCTCCATCAATAGTTATTAAGTTGTCTGAAACAGAATATAAGGATATGCCGTGGGTACTGAAGAATGGTTACTCAGGACAAATACAATCTAAAGTGAGATCTGACTATACTATTATAAAGGTTGATGTACGAAGTGACAAGTCAGAATGGACTGATGGTCCTGGAGTAATCTTCGAATACCCTACGACACGAGTGTCAGTACCACCTGTTGTCTCTGGTGCTATTGTTGTAGGAGTAAGCTCAGACAATGGTCAGGAGCAGGTTGTTCACATCCAAGTGCTATCGGGGAAAGGAAAACTCATAGGAAGCTTGGGGGCATCCAGTCTTCCTTCTCCAGCGAACTGTCCAATTAATACATATTTCATCATTCCAAAATAAACACAGTAATGGATACAATATACAGCCTGCTCAAACGAGCAAAGGAACTCAAAGAGAAAAGTCAAGTAGACAGCATCACACCTGAAGAGGTGGGTAAGCTGCACGAGGATACATTAGCATATATAGCTTCATTGGAGCAGTCGGCTGATGGACTTGGTATTAAAAAGGTTTATCAGTCTAAGTCAGCTATGGAGGCTGATACTGACCCAGTCGGAACCAACGGCAAGAATCTCCGCTATGGTCAGTTAGTAAGTATTTATGACGATGCACACGCTGATAGTTCTGAGAATGGAAATATTTATGCTTTTCAGAACCCAGGCTGGCTGCTGATGGGTAAGGTCAGTGGTGGAGCGGAGCTTTCTATTGCGCAGGAAGCTGGTGATAGTACAACATCTGTAATGTCGCAGAAGTCGGTATCAGATGCAATCAAAGAACTTGAACGTAAAGTGCAAGATAGTGCACAAGCAGCTGGGGTAGCGGTTTCGTTGAGGGAAAAGTTATACGGTAAGAAGAT